GGGCTTGGGAACCTGGGCACTTACCAGTCTCTGCTTGAGCAACTTGTTTTCCGCACGCAGGTAGTTCTCCCTCGCATCGAACGCCGGGTTAGCGAAGTCCGTGTGCGTGGGATACTCGTTCACGTTGGTCAACAGTTCTTTCTCAATGTCCTGGTGCATGTCCGGGCTCAGGTAAGTCAAGTTCTTTACCGTGTGGACGTACCTGTTTGCGTAGGCGTCCCTCTTCTTGGCTTCCTGCCGTTGTCTCCACGCGAGATGTTTCTCCAAGTCCTCAGGTGTCGTGATATACTCAACGGGAGGCTTTTCATCCTGCTGAGATATGGCGCGATCCGTGTAAGGTTCTTGGCGTTGCGCGAGTACGGAGGTAAGTTGGTTAAAGTCCTGCCGCAGCTTCATCACTTCCTGCTCAAAGGTTGCAACCTTCCTTCCAAGACCCGTTCTCTCTTTGAGTTCTTCCGGGGTGTAGGTAGGTTTCTCTTGAGGGGGTGATTCCTCGCCGGGCGCTGCCTCTTCTTTTACTTCTCCACTTCCGAGAGCTTCCTTCCAAGATGGAGACACCTCATCATTGCCTGCCTCTACAGCAGGGGATTGGGGTTCTTGCACCTTATCTTCTTCGCTCATTTACATAACTCCTTTCATACTGCTCTTTTAATTTCCTGTACCTTATTTTCAAAAGCGGCAATCTTGCTACTCCATGCGAGCAGGAGACGCCGCACTACCTGGTATTGCATCTTGTCCTCATCCGTTGCCCCAAGTCCTGAGATTTTGTCAAGCAACCCTTCGTGCTCCCTCACGAGGTCAGCAAGCAACTCTCTGCCGATGGGGGTGTTGACTGCGGTGACGAAGTCGTTGTACTGACCGAGCAGGGAGAGCGTGCGTTCGCCCCGCTTCCTCATCTTTGCCAAGTAACTGTCTACTTCTTCACGTGTAGGGTACATAGCTATTCCTTTCTGTTATAGCTGCTATTCATTTATATTATACCACGGGCATATTTCCCTGTCCACCTCTAACTTGTTCCTCTAACCCCTGCACGGGGACACCCTGCTGGTTGCTCGTCATCGGCGCACCCTGGTCAGGCGGAGTCTCCGTTTGATTGGAACCTTCCTCCTTGTTCATCCCCATCTCTATCACCTTTGCGAGGTAGGGTATGATGGTCTGATTCTCCTGCCCCAGCAGTTCGAACTGCATCTGTATCATCTTCAGGACGGGGAAGATGAGGCCGGGCATGAACTGAACCAACCCTGATATCCTGCCTACCATCTGGTCGAGGTTCTTCACCTTCTGGTTCTTGTTGTACTCTATCTCGATGTTGGAACTCACGGGCTGGAAGTGGTAGTCTGCGTCAGGGTCAAAGTACTGGGCGTCGTCACCGAGCATTGCCGTCGCCGTCTCGGGGCGCATAAACTGATACCCGCACTGCATCATCATCCAGTAGAACTCGTTCAGGAAGGTGTACTCAAACGTGAGGGACTTATAGTTGGCTCGTAGATTAGTTCGTGATTCCGCACCTTGTATCGCCGTGGCGGTCGTACTTGCCCTACCCGGGAGATCGCCCATAGTAGTTGGGTAGATTGACTCCACCTGCTGCATTTTGTTAATGAACATCTGCGCCTGGGCAAGGGCACCCTGCATGTTGTCCCTGATTTCAAATTCTGTGATGTCATCTGGGTTCTCCACCATCATCATGTGTTCGGGTTCAAAGTAGATTGAATCATTGTCCTCAAGAGCGTACCTTCGTACCTTCAAAGTGGGGAGTGTGGCAAGTTTCACACGGTCATTGGACAGGTTGATGGTGTCATTGAGTGCCACTTGCAGTTCCCGGGAATACTTGCCATCACTCATCCCCACATCTTTCGTGGGATGTATATAGTTGAGGCCTCGGATTATCGGCCTGTAAGGCACGTTCTTGCTCGTCCTGAAGGGGGTCGGCTGGAAGCGGATGAGCAACTTGAGCGAGCCGGAGAACGCCATCGTCACGATGGACTCCACCAACTCTGCGCCGTCCCTCAGTTCGCCCTTGTCGTTATAGGCGGGAGAGATTGCGGTGGGGTAGCCGTCGTCGTCCGTCTCGTCAATCACCGCCCACACCTTGCCAAACCTTTCAAGAATGTCGAAGTATTTCAGTTGGCTCTTGTCCGGCTCTCCTGAAGTATCGTCGAGCTTGCGTGCCGTTTCCGTCCTCTCTTCCGGTGATACGTCCTTCAACAGTTTCAGGTTGATGTACCCGTTCGCCTTCTCATTCTCCTTCAGTTGCTCGTAGGACATCTCGGAACGGATGATTACCCACTCCTTCTCCTGCACGGAGTAGCAGTAGGAGCTGTCGGTGAATACGTTGCGAGGGTCGGGCACCTCGTAGTGGAACCTGTCCTCCACGATGATGTCCACGGTCTTTGTCTCTGGCACGTTCACCATGTAGGGCTGCCCGTCGTAACCCGTCCCTGCCTGCTGCTGTGTCTGGGTGGTCACTTCCTTCTGCTTGATTACCTGCTTCCAGCTGCACACTGCGTAACAGCTTCCGTAGGTTGAGTTGATGCTGCGGGCACGCATGTACTTGTGGTAGTGGTAGAGACTCTTCACGTTGAGCATCGAGTTGATGAACTTCTTTGCCATCTGCGCCTTCTTGACGTTCTCTTCCGTGGCGCCGTCAAGGTAGGTGTCCACGAAGTCCCTCGTCGGGAAGTACTGGTTCGCCCACTGGGACGCTTCCGTGAGGTGGATGGAAGGGTACTCCGGTATGAAGACATCAGACAGCCAGTCGTAATCCTTCTCGTTTCTCTTGCATTCGAGCATGTCGATGATGGCTTCAAAGTCCACGCTGGCGTCAGCGGAGTTGCGCTGGGCAACGTCGTACTCGTCGTAGACGCGCTTCGTGACCTCCCTTTCAACTAATTCTCCGAACTTGTAACCACTCTTCTTTTTTCTTGGCATTTCGTCACCTGCTCTTTAATATCATTACTGGTCCTATTACGCGAGTCAATTCTTTTTTGCAGTAAGGGCAAAAAACTTCATCATCGTACTTCTTTAGCGGTATCAATATCTCATATCTCTTCATGCACTCGAGGCAGTAGTAGTCATATAATGGCATTAGCGTGCTCCTTGGAAATAAGCCTTAGGGCGAATGGGGCTGATGTTAGTGGTGCCCCACCGCGCGTTTGAAAGATAAGGAGACTTCAGCATTGACTCTAAAGTTATTGGGAAGTGCGACCACTTTTTCTGTTCCTTCTCCTTGGGGTCGTTCCTGCTGAGCATCTCCCTTGTCGCCCATTCTTCAAGCCGCCAGTTCTTCATGCTCTCGATGAGCAGGCGGCAGTTGTTTGTTATCCAGAGGGTCGGCAGTCTCGTCGCCCTCTTCTCCGCACCGTCACCCACAGTCACCTTGTTGTTGAAAGGCACGCCTACCTTTACGGAGTTTATCAGACGCTTCGTGAGTTCTTCCCTGCCTCTTCCGCCCTTGGTGTCCCACGGTATCCAATGCGCACCCGTACCGATGTCCTGCCGCTTGAACTCCCTGAAGAACCTGTTCATGTCCTCTATGGTGGTGAGGTTGGTGTTCACCTGTTTCGTGCTGGCAAGCGGATCCATGAAGTCAACGAGGTACCGATAGTCCCCGCTGCGCTGCGCAATGTTGAGGGCGATGTCGTAGGTAATCATCTTCTGTGCGTTGGCGGAGTACTCGCACCATACGAATATCTCATCTTCCGGCGATACCGATGCCCACAGGCACGCCCATGGGTTATAGGTGTGGTAGTCCACGCCCCTGAAATGTTTCCAATCGTCTGGAACTCCTTCCCTGAAGTACTTCTCCGGATTGATGACGTGAACGTCCTGAGAGAATGACTTGTGTATCTTGCCGGAAAGCTGACGGAAGATGCCGTACCTGCGAGCGTCGATAACATCCTCGTCATCGTAGATGCTGAAGATGGAGTCTATGTATTCCTTTGCCGTCACCGCCTTGCCGGTGATTTCACTTTTCTTCTTTGCCAACTCCTCGTAGATGGGGTTGTCGTCCGTGGCTGCCATTATCACGCAGATGTCGTCCGTGGAGTCTGTCACCTGCATCTCAGGGTAGGTCTCGTTGTGTCTTTCCTTGAACCTGTTCCTCACGTGTTCCGTCCTGTAGATGATTCGCGCCCTCTCAAACAGTTCGTCAAACTCCCAACCGATGGCACCCGGCACAGGAGTGAAGGTAAAGATGATGTCCCCGTCTGCCGCAAGTAACCTTGGCAGTTGCTCCTCAAAGAAATCCTTGGAACATTCCTCGTCTATCCACACACTGCGCCGCTGCACACCTGCCCCTGCCTGTACCTCCTGCCCGAAGGATACAAACTCAAACTGAGCGTTCCCTCCTGCGGAGCACTTTGCGGTGATTACAGGCTTACGGGCGGTGATGTCCTTCTCTATCAGGGAACTCGGCAACCTCCTCTTGAGTGCCGGGTACTGGGTGTTCTTGACTTCCTCTTCTTCTTTTTCGCCGGGAAGCGTCTGTGAGGCAAACCTGAATACCCGTACCCTGTCGTCTGGCATCACGTTCTTCTGCTTGTTGGGGTGGCGGCACAATACTCTAAGTGTGTAATCCATTGTAGTTACTTCGTTTTTTCCGAATTGATTCCCAGTGAACAGGCACGTAATCTTGCAGGGACTGGTCAATACCCAATGAAATACATTGGTAGGAATAAACTGAAAGAAGCCTGTCCAACTGTTTACGTCGCTCATGTCACCGCAGTCCCTTGAATTTTCCACCACTTGTCTCCGGCTTTCCAGACGAAGTAGTGGTTTACCCCGCTCTCAAAGATTATCATGTCACCATTCGTCCCCACGGAATCCAGAGGGAGTGAGGTGACGATGGTGAGTGGCTGCACAGGGAAGATGGCCAGATTGTCAAAGGTTGAGGAAGTGTACCCCGCCTTTGCGATAATAATCTTGAACTTCTGGCTCTGGTAGTATTCCGTGTCATCCACGTAGAAGGAGAAGGTGCCGTCTGTTCCTGACGCTACGTAAGCCACCGAGGTTCCCCCTGCCGCCGCTGCGTATACCGTTGCCGCCGTGGTTGTCCCTGCCTTATACACATTAACCTGAGCAGAGGATATTATGTTTCCGTTTCCATCTCTTGCGCAACCGCTATAAAGGTATCGTGCCATTTTTTATTACCCCTCGTATATTAGTATGTCGCCATCAATGCCCTTGCTGTCTGCCGGCTGGTAAGAAACAATCGTCACCGGCTGGACGGAGAAGATGGCAATATTATCAAAGTCTCGTATAACATATCCCTTTGGTTCAACTCGTATTTTAAACTTCTGGGATTGGAAGTAGTCCCAGTCATCCACGTAAAAAGAAAATGTCCCGTCACTGGCAGACACCACGCTTGCCTGTGCCGTGCCCCCTGTTGCTACAGTATAGATTGAAGCGGCGGTTTCCGTACCCGCAAGAAACACCTTGCACACCGCTCCGGATATCACGTTCCCGAATCCATCCCTTGCGATACCGTTGAACATATACCTCAGTGGTTCAGGTGGGGGA